GCCAACGGATCGCAGTCGCTTGGGTGTTGCTGAGGTGAAGGCCAAGAGCAAGCTCGAGGAGTTGATGGAGCGCCGCGCTAATCGTGAGGATGCGCGTGAATAGTTGGCCCCCGGCCTGGTTGACTCCGGTTCCTGAGAAGGCTTTGGCTAAGGGTCGGGTGATGGAGCCGGTGGTGGATTTCGTTGAGGCTTTCGGAATGATTACGAAGGATTCTGTTGCGGGTAAGGCTGGGAGCCCGCTGGTTCTGCGTGAGTGGCAGAAAACGCTTCTCGAACATTTGTTCGCATGGGATGATGATGGGCTTCGCAACAGGGTGAGCCTTGTGGGTATGCCTCGAAAATCAGGAAAATCGAGCGTAGCGTCAGCGATTGGCCTCTACAGTTTGATTCTGGGGCCACGTGGCGGGGAGGTATACAGCGTCGCTTCCGAGAAAGAACAGGCCAGGATTGTCTTTCAAGATGCCAAGCGAACTGTCGAGGCCAGCCCGGAGCTGTCGGCATTGACGAAACTTTATCGGGATGCGATTGAGCTTCCGTCTTTCGGTTCGGTTTATCGCGTGCTGTCTGCGGACAGTGCCTCCAAAGAGGGATACTCCCCAACGACAGTAATTTTTGATGAAGTTCACGCACAACCGGATAGAACACTTTGGGATGTTTTCAGCCTCGCGATGGGTGCTCGCGGGAAGCTTGCCACGATGATTGGCATAACCACGGCTGGGGTTCGTTCGGATCGCACTGGTAAAGATTCGATTGCCTACAGTCTTTACCAGTACGGCAAGCGTTTGGCTTTGGGTGAGGAGAAGGATGACACGTTCTTCATGGCTTGGTGGGAGGCACCCGAGGGCGCTGACCATCGTGACCCGGAAACGTGGCGGGCCGCTAACCCTGGCTTCGGTGATTTGAATGCTGAGTCGGATTTCCATTCGGCTATCAAACGAACACCCGAGGCGGAGTTTCGTATCAAGCGATGCAATCAGTGGGTGTCATCGGTGGAAACTTGGTTGCCTGCCGGGTCGTGGGGTGAGTGCGCTGGTGAGGTAACCCTTACTGCTGAGGATGAGATTGTGTTGGGCTTTGACGGGTCGTATAACGGTGACGCTTCGGTGATTGTGGGGGCTGTGGTTCCGAAGAACGATGAGCCGGTGAAGGTGTTTATGGTGAAGGCGTGGGAGAAGGATTTGGAGCATGACGGCCCTGAGTGGCGGGTGGACATTGGTGAGGTGGAGCAGACTGTTTTGGATTTCTGCCAGAAGCACAATGTGAAGGAGATCGCGTGCGACCCTTTCCGTTGGCAACGGTCTATGGAGGTGCTCGAGGGTTACGGCCTGCCGGTGGTTGCGTTCCCTCAGTCCCCGCAGCGAATGATTAAGGCGTGCGCCGGGTTCTTTGATGCGGTGGCGGAGAAGCGCCTAATCCATGACGGCGACCCGTTGCTTGCCCGCCATTTGAGTAATACGGCTGTGAAGTTGACTCCTGCTGGCCCTCATATCAAGAAGGAGAACCCCAATTCACCCAGAAAAATAGATGCAGCGGTAGCCGCGATCCTATGCGTTGACCGGGCCTCCGGTAAGATAGAAGAAACGGTTGTGCCGGAGTTTTTCGGTTAGGGGTCTAATGGCTACGGTTTTGCAGGTTGCGGGTATGGTCGGGGTGACGGCGGGCGTGTTTCTGTTGAGTGTTCCTGCCGGGTTGGTTGTGGGTGGATTGTTTTTGTTGGTTACTGGATTCGCGTTGGGGAAGTAATAAGTGCTGAATAGACTTTTTGAGCAGCGGGCCGTTTCGTTCCAAACGATTTTCGAGTCTGGTGATGACCTGGCTTTCGGGAACTTGTCGGACACTTCGATTGATTCGAAGACTGTCTTCCAGGTGAACGCGGTCTATTCCGCCGTGTCCCTAATCGCGGACACGATTAGCACCTTGCCTTTGGATTGTTTCATTCGCATTGACGGACAACGGCGTGCGTTCAGGCCGAAGCCTGAGTGGGTTGAGAAACCTGATATTGCTTTGCCTCGTGTGGCTTTTTACAACTCTGTGATTGTGAGTCTTCTCCTCGATGGGAACGCGTTCATAAGGGTCTTTGGTGGGAGGCAGAACCCTGTTTCTAACCTTGTTGTTTTGAACCCTCGCACTGTGACGGTGAAGCGTAACGGGCAGGGCCGGCTTGTGTTTGAGGTGGAGGGTGAGCCCAGACCGCTTTCGCAAGAGGAAATCATTTTCATTCCCGATGTGTTGCGCCCTGGCACGATCCGTGGCGTTTCGCGTGTGGAGGCTTTGAAGGAGAACTTCGGACTTGCGCTCGCGTTGGAGAAGTTCGCTTCCACGTTCTTCGGTAACGGCACCAACCTATCGGGAGTAATCGAAACGGATTCAAACCTCACGAAAGAGCAGGCCGAAAACTTACGCAACAGTTTCGACAACGCTCACAGGGGTTGGCGTAGAGGCCACCGTACCGGCATTCTGTCGGGTGGTGCGAAGTTCAAAACGACCCAGATTGACCCTGAGTCCTCGCAGAGTATTGAGGCCCGCAGGTTCGCTGTGGAGGATGTGGCACGCGCTTTCAACATCCCGGCGAATATGTTGAACATTCCTGGCACTACGACTTACGCTTCGGTTGAGCAGAATAACATTCAGTTCATCACTCACACTTTGCGCCCGATTGTGCAGAAGCTTGAGGATGCGTTCTCACCTTTGATGACTCGTTACCCTGGTGGGGAAACGGCTTTCATTAAGTGGAACCTTGACGGTTTGGCTCGCGCTGATATTCAGGCCAGAACTTCCGCCTACTCCACGATGATCCAGTCTGGCGTGATGAGCATCAACGATGTGCGCCGCCTCGAGGATATGAGCGACATTGATGACCCGGCTGCAAGTAACGTGCGGGTGCCTTTGGCGAACATCAACATTGAGGGTGCTGACCTTGTTGCCGAGGAGAAGCGTGTGAAGATGGCGCAGATTCTTGTGTTGTCTGGTTACGATCCAGCTGAGGCTTTGGTTGCTGTGGGGCTTGGCCCGATTGCTCATACTGGTTTGGCTTCGACTCAGTTGCAGCCGGTGGCGCAGGTTGACCCTGAGAACCCTGGTGCAGTTTACGAGGTGCAGTAATGACGATTCTTCACCGGCAGGTAACGCTGGGGACTGCTGCGACTGAGATTGTTGGTCACGACAATATGCCCCATGATGTTATTTTGCATAATATGACTAAGAGTTCGAACCAATACATTTACTATGGCGGTTCGGCTGTCAGCACAACTAACGCGCCACACATTGACCCAGGCGAAACGATTCAGTTTACGTTGGGCCCGGAGGATCGTTTGTTTGCCGTGTCTGACCCTGCCGGCCTTGTTGTTGGTGTGATGGATATAAGGAAACTTGACTAATGGCCCCGTATTTCATTTCTGACACGGCTGAGGGCTGTGATGGTTGGGCTACCGTGAAGGATGACGGTGAAGTCATGGGCTGCCACACCACGAAGCAGGATGCGATAGACCAGGGTTTGGCGATTGCTCAGGCTGAGGATTCCACGTTTGAGGGTGAGCGTGCGTTGCGTGCGGAACCTGACGCCCTCAATGTTGACGATTTTGTGTCATGGAATAGTGCAGGCGGTAGGGCGCGAGGCCGTATCGAGCAGATTGAGCGTGATGGTTCAATCAATGTTCCTGACTCTGACTTCACCGTTTCGGGCACCGAGGATGACCCTGCAGCGCTGATTCGAGTGTACCGGCCCGTGACTGGTGGTTGGCGTGCCAGCGATGTTCTTGTCGCTCACAAGTTTTCTACTTTGCGAAAGATTTCACCGTTGCCTGAACCACCAGAGGATCGTGACCTGCCAGACAATTACCGGCCCGCCACAGCGGATGATGTGCCAGAGGGCCGCGCTTGCGGTAACTGCATTTTCTTCAACGAGGACAACCTGGATGCTGAGGGTCGAGCGTTTTGCGAGAAGTGGGAAGAATATGTTGAGGGCGGAAACTACTGCAACGCTTGGCAGCCTCGTGAGGATGATGAGGAACGCCAGGTTGATTTGAGCGCCCCAGCGTATATGAGGGCGAGCGCTCGCCGTGGCCTGGAATGGCACCGCGAGGGGCTGTCGGGTGATGGCGTTGTGGATGCCACGATTCGCGAAGCTGAGGCCATGAGCCGTGGCGTAATCACATCGGACAAGTGGGTTCGTTTGCGCGCATGGATTTCCCGGCACCTTGTTGACATGGATGCGCCGGCTAACACTCCCGGTGACGAGAACTATCCGGGGCCTGGTGCTGTTGCTATGGCGTTGTGGGGTGGTGGCGGTTCGAAACGTAGTGCTGAACGGGCTCTCGCTTACGCGGATGGTGTGGTTGGTAGAATTGAGGCAGAGAATGAAGGCCGAGCGAAGGGCGAAGCATTGAGCAAGTTGGAAACACGCATTGTTGAGGTTGAAGCGTTTGAGGTGCGCGAGGGTGCCGATGGTATGCACTTGGAGGGTTACGCGGCCCTGTTCAATTCTCGCAGTGAGAACTTGGGCGGGTTTACTGAAACGATTAGGCCGGGTGCTTTCCGTGCCTCGTTGAAATCTCGCAACGATATCAAGATGTTGTGGAACCACGACAGCGGTGCGGTGCTTGGTTCGACACGCGCGGGTACTTTGGTTTTGACTGAGGATGAGCGTGGACTTCGGGTCTCCGCTACGCTGCCTAATACTTCTTACGGGCGTGACGCTTCGGAGCTTGTGCGCCGTGGGGATGTGACCGCGTTCTCGTTTGGTTTCTCTATGCCTGCCCGTGGTGGGGATGAGTGGAGTGGTGACGGTACTGAGCGTGTTTTGAAGTCTGTGCGCTTGCACGAGGTTTCCCTTGTTGCTTTCCCCGCTTACCCTGAAACTGCTGGCACTGCTACGGTTCGCGGTTTGGACAAGATTGCTAAGCGTGCGAACGTGGATGCTGACGCTCTCGCTGACGCTTTGTTGAAGATTGAGAACGGGGAGGACATTTCTTCGGATGACCGCACCCTTTTGCAGACTGTGATCAACGAGTTGGCACCCGAGGCGGAGGCCCCGGTTGCGGATAACAGTTTGGAGATGCTTGCTTTGAAGAAGAAGAAGCTGCAAGTTTTGATGGGTTACTAATGGCAACGGTTGAGGAGATCGCGAACCTACTGTTCGACTTTACCGATGATGTTGGTGTGGCTGAGAAGTTGGCACGCCAGATTGTTGCGCTCGATGATGAGCCGACTAAAGAAACCCGTGT